GAATAGAATGACTTACCGTCCATTGATTGATCTCCGGCGGTAACAACTGTAAAAAATTTAGACATATTAGACTCCCTTTAAATTAATATAGTATTATTATACCACACCGTGCAGGAATGTAAAGGACTTTATGCGATTATATGCACTTTTTTTTATACTTGAGAGAAAAATTCGGCGCTCCGCTGAGGACACTAAGGTATCCGTTACTCTCCACAGAATCTGTAGTTTTCTGATATGACATGAATTCGGTGCATATTGTAGTGATTACATATACTCTTTTATTGATAGTGGATTACCGCGACTAACAGAGAGATTTGGATCATTTGGTAGTTGTATCCAGTCTAAGCGAGTCTTCTTATTATGTAGAAAGATGTTTCGATCTTCTGTTCTATTAGATTTAAGTATAAGAAATTGTATATTATACTTACTTGCGATATCTTTTGCACGTTTTATTTGGTGTTCGTTATGTTGAAATGGTATGAATTGCCAAGTAATTTTATGGTGAGATTGAGATCCAAGGAGCATCGCCTTAAATGATTGATGAAAGTTTTGTCCTACTCTGTGTAGATTTACAGTCTTTTGATCTATACCATCTATACCGAATACGAATCTCATTCTTTTCTTTATTGAGTATATGTCTTTCCAATATTGATTACTCTTACCTGTACCGTTTGTATGTATTTGTATATGAATATTGTTATCTGAGGCGTATTGAAGGTATTGTAGAAGGTGAGGGTGGTATATTGGGTCGGATATTTGTCCACAGAGGTGCATCTGTGGAAATGTTTTTCCTATCTTTTTGAAGTCTTCGAACGGCATGTCACCTGAGATTTTGACTTTATCTCTTCCAGTTGCGCCTTTGTCTTGTGACCATGCTTGTCTCATGCAGTATACACATTGTAATAGACATTTACTCGAGAAGTCCGTATTGACACTGAGCTGAACTTGTGTACGTATATAGTCTCTATAGAGTTGATTCATTTTTGACCACATTTTCTTTTACATGCATCTGGTGCAAGATGTGGATTTTGCAAAAGAGTCTCGTGAAAGTGATACCATTCCGGAGATCTCAGTATTTCTTGCTCGATATCATCAACATTTGATACTTTTAACTCTGGTTCATAGAAACCAAACACTTCAAATTGTGATTTTCCACGCGGATCATGCATATCACACCAACAGCACGGTAAAAGATAACCTTCGGCTGTGTATGCAGTACCTTGAATTTTTTTATTTTCGATTACTTCGCCGTCAATTTCCCAATACGGGTGGCACTTTGGGTATAGTTTCATACTAGTATATATAGTATTATGAGTCAATCATTACGGTACATGCCTATATGAGTATCTGTAGTAGTCTATTAACTAGATACTTACGATATGTTGACTCCCTTCCATACGAATTATTAATGAGACTATATTATAGTATATTGTGTATGATTATATTAACGAGAAACCGATGAAGAAGTATGATTTTAGTAACATGAAGACTCAAAGTGTAGTTGTAAAGAAGTATATGGATGATTATAGAGATAAGATAAAGGAATTAAGACAGAGATTATATAGATTAATGAGGATGAATGATGGAAAAAGTATGGATATACGAGAGTCCTGATAAGGGAAAGATTGTTTATAGAAGAGAATTTGGTAAGACAGAGAGAGAATTAGTAGATGGTAATAGAGTTAGATCCGGCGAAGAGGCCTTGGAGGTACAACGGGTTAGGTCAGAAAGTGTGGAAAGATAGGAAGTTGTTAAGGTTGTGGACAGATTCTGACCAAAAGAGATATGATGAAGAGCGAGATTATGAGATATGGAGAGAGAAGTATGGTTATGAGTGGGAAGTTGTTACGGCCGAGTGATCACATGATGGTTGGAGTGACTGCTTGTATGTTGTTTATATGTTATAAGATGGCAGCTTACAGTCCAGTGTATGCGTTGTTGTTGTCGTGGTTTCACATGAAGTTATTTGATGTCTATGCGGTATGGCGAAGAAACGGTTGATATGTAAAATGTGAGAAATGCATAATGATACATTTAGACTATGAGATCGATAAGAAGAAATACCGAGAAATTTTCTATAGTAATATACAGCGTGGTCAATGGCATTGGTCCGTACCGAAGCGACAGGAATTGTTCTGGTATCAATTGATGATACCTGATGGACACGACATGAAACCATTGATTGAACCGGTTGAGCGTGATCTCAACATACACGGAATGAATAACTTTCCACGATTTTCTTATCAGTTTCCGAATACAGTATTACCACACCATCGAGATGAAGACAATCTCGTATCAATTAACATCAACCTTCTTGACACTACACCAATCATACATATCGATCATGAACCATATCCATACGAATGTGCACTGATTAATGTTGGTGGTCGTATGCATGGTGTTGAATCAGATACAAATCACAGATTAATACTTAAATTTTGTCTAAGACATAAGTGGGAAGAGGTCGTCGAAAGACTGGATCAGTTTGGATTGATATGTTAACAGAAATTAATTACGATATTGATATGAACATGATTCGCAAAGAGTCAAGAGATATGAATGGATATGCACCCTTTGTAGATCCAAAGACTGGAATCACAATAGAGAAATGGTTGATTAAAAAGGATGTAACTGGATACGCACGTGTTGTGTCTGATCACTTTCAAAAGATTCTCAATGTTGAAGTCAAACCAAGGTTCTATATACAAGAGAAAGGATTTACATTACCCTTTCATCAAGACCGAGGTACACAGTGTTGTATTAATTTTGTACTCTCAACTTCAAAGGATCCTATTGTTTTTCGTAAAAATCACAACACTTACTCTTATCAATATCAAAAAGCTCTCATCAATGTGCAAGAAGAACACATGGTGAAAGCGAGTCGTGAAGATCGTTATCTGTTTAAGTTATCTATATTTGATATGAGTTATGATGAAGCAAGAGATATTTTAAATGAAGTTTAGTGAAGAACAGAAAAAACAATACGCTCCAAAGACACGAAGGCAGAGATGTTTAAATGTTGACGAATGTAGTGATGATATTAAAAAGACAGTAATGTGTAAACTTAAGTTTCAAATATCAGAACATTTAATATCTGAAATTCAAAATGTAGTTCCACACCTTGATTATAATCAAATTGGAGAACTTAAAGTTACAAATTTTCCTAAAGATAAGATTTTCAATGAGATCAATAAAATTTTAAATGTATTTGATGATGATGTTTATGCACGTTCAGTAATGCGCATCGATGCAAAAAATAATCTTTTAACTCACATTGATCCAATAAGAAAAACGAGTGTGTACATACCAATCTATCCTAATGGAGATGAGTATAGTCCTCTTGAAGTCTATGCTCATAATCAAATGTATACTACATCAGTTGATAGACCCGCAGTATATGCATGGAACACTAAAATTCCACATGCAGTGTTTAATATTCGAAGTAATAAAGATAGATATAATCTTCAACTTGGAAGTATGTTACCATATGAACAATTCTTTAAAAAATACAGTAATTACTTCATTACAGGCAACAACTCAGAAAGTTCTTGAGAGTCTCTTTCATCACAAGCAATAGTGTGCCATAACTTAACGTTGTCGTTAACATCACCTAAACCTACAAATCTTAATTCATCAAGCAACACAAAATTTAAGCCATTTAACTTATTTACGTGATCAAGCGTTACTTTTAGTGATTGTCTACGATTCTTTTCTTGTATTGACGTAAAAGGTTTATAGTTTTCTTCATAAGCTATTTTATGTTGAATAGGTAAAAAGAATCTACTTGCAGCATCTATCTTTGGTCTTTGTAATGAGTTTGATCTGTATTCCGGAAAGTAATATGTTCTGTCACATATTCTTATAAAATCTTTATAAGCTGTATGTGTAAACATACCACTAAACGCTAAAGGTTTATCATCTTTGTACACAGCATGAAAATGCGTATAATGTTGATAACGATCTTTTAATTTTAAAAAATTCTTATAGTTTCTGTGTTGAGTATCAGAAGATGCTAGATCAAAAAGTCTTTTCATCTCAGCAGGTTCATCTATTATATCTACTATCGATGCACCAATCCACCACTTTGTCTGAGATATTTTTTCTAAGAATCTAGTACTGAAATTCATTTAACTTTACATGCTCGAAAAATGGTGCAACTTTAAAATCTTGAGTGATTCGTCCTCTTCTTTTACTATCTAAAAGTGGAGAGTATTTACCTTTAGAATCCCAATTTGTAAGTTTAATCCATATTCCACTTTTGTAAACTAATTTAGCATTTGGATCCACCGGAAATAGTATGCTTTCTTTTTCAATTGGTATGTGCTTTTTTTCAATATGATCGAGAGATAAATTAAACTGATCTGCAACTAATTGTGTAAGAGATTCCATATTATGATTTGGCCCGTCAATATATCTACCAATTTGACCTACGTTTTTAAATCTTATAACACAATTTTCGATATTGTTATCTTTAAGAAGATTAATCATACGTGTTGGCGCATCATCATTAAGTCCTTTAACTAATATGCAACCAATGTCAATTACCCAATTCATTTTTTTAGCATTTTGAAGCGCTTCAACTTTTTTAGTTGCGCATCTTAATTCATCAATCTCTTCATACCAATCATCAACATCTACTCCATTCATACTGATGTATACATGTCTTAATCCGGCATCTTTTAACTGTTGACAATAATGTTGTTTTGCGAGCCTTAATCCGTTTGTAAGTAAACATACCTTATGCCCTGCATTTTTTACTCTTGTGACAATTTCAGGTAAGTCATTTCTCATCGTAGGTTCAGCACCTATAATTCTTATCATAGTTCTTTTTGGAAATTTACTTACACAATCAATGAGTTTATCGATATCCATGTCGGGAATATCTCTATTTGGTATATAACAGTTTTTGCAGCTCATATTACATCTATGAGTGACATCTGCAACAACTTCAATGAATGTGTTATTTTCAGGTTCTTGTTCGTAATAATTCAGTGTTTTTGTCATTTATTTTCATCTCACCTAAAAGTGCTAATCTTTCATATTCGCCATTTATTACTTTATGTTTATACGCAGAATTGACATAATATACGTCACCAGCGACTAACTCTATTGAATCGTTTTCTGAAATAAAGTAACAATAGCCTGATAATATTATCAAAAATCTGTAAGAACTTGCAGGATCTAAATGTTCAGGTATTTCTGAGTGTGGCTTTAATTTACCAAATCTCCAGTTGAACTTTTCATTAAAATTATTTATGCATCTTATAGAAGACACGTCCAAATCATCTATGTGTCTTGAATCGTATACTTTACCAAGAGGACTTTTTGAATCTTCATAAACTAATCCAAACTCTTTTCTCATTTTTATATTTCTATCGTTTGTAATTGTCAAAGGTTCGGCTACATCTATAAAGTTTCTACATACCTCCTCAGAGATCTCACCTAACTTTATAAACTTAGGTAATTTTCTTAGTTTAGCATATTGTTTAAGAGTTTCTCTGTTCACGATACTTGTATTGCCACATATATCAATGTACCAAGTATGCTAAAATTAATTAACATGTTAATGTAGTGTGGATTTGGTGCCATGATCTTTCTCCTTTTTTTAGGTGGTTTATATCCTACGCCACCTGTCCATTCAATTATTCTTCCCCACATTATTCTTGCATCCCATAACCAAAGAGTTCAGCGAGGCCGAAGACTTCCATTATCATGAATGTAAGAAAGAGTAGTAGTATACTGTACACAATTAACTTGCCGTTGAAGTTTGTTGCCGCGAGTTTGATCGCGATGAGTTCATTTCCTAAGAATCGCAGTGCGAGTTCGAACTCGTTGTGATCTTCTTTCTGCACTATTCCGTTTTTCTTTTCTTCCGCCATGTGTTTCTCCTTAAAGGTGGAGGATTCTGTTTCCAAGCTCCTCCGGGCTCATAAGAATTAAGCGGCTTGCGCTAACTCTTGAGGTGCAAAATTATCGTTTGCATTTATAGTTTTGTTCGCATTAACCGAGCTTACATCCGGATAACTCCACATCGCTATTACGTACCTGTCGATCCTATTTCAGCCCCATCAAAACTACTCGCGATAATCGAATGTTTTTGGTGGAGCTGTCGGGTACCGCCCCCGAGTCCAGTGAACTTTTCACTTTGCTTCATCGTTATATAGTATATATTATACCACATAATTTGCCGTTTGTAAAGGATTATTTTATAAATAGTACTGAAGAAGAGGAGTTACTATGATTGATCCAATTAGTGCTATAGCTATGGCAACTACTGCGTTCAATACCATCAAGAAAGGGTTTGAAGTCGGTAGAGATATAGAGTCAATGTATGGAGACATGGGGCGTTGGATGGGCGCCGTTGCAGACATTGATCAAGCCGAAAAGATGAACAAGAAACCACCATTGTTTAAGAAACTATTCAATGGTTCGAGTATTGAACAAGAAGCAATGGACATCTTTGCTGCTAAGAAAAAAGCAGAAGAGATGGAAAAAGAGTTAAAAAACTTTGTAAATTTTACACATGGACCAAACAGTTGGAACGAGATACTAGCATTACAAGCACAAATTCGTAAAGATAGAAAAAAAGCAATATACGATCAAGAACAAAGAAGACAAGAAATAATGAATGCAATAGGAATTATTCTTGCAGTTTGTGTTGCTGCTGGTGTGTTGATTGGTGGATTTATGATAGTTATTGATATGTTTGGACATCCAAGAACTTGGTAAACGAAAGGAGTTGTCATGTTAGGACAATCAAATGTAGGTGAAGAAAGATATTGTAAATATTGCGGACACAGATGCCATTGCTATGATAGTAGTTGTCAAGAGTGTATGAACGATGTGTGTCAACAATGTAAATGTGATAAAATAGAAGATGATATTCAAACATGAAAACTTTGTTTTAGACTTAGATAACGCCGTCAAAGCTAAATTATATTTTAAAGATAATCTTATGTTTGTAGGAGACGGGTACAAAGCTATCAAGATACTAATTAGTTCATGTAATAATTCAGAACCAGTTAAACATAAATTTAAATCTCAATTGGAATTAAGAGAAAAGCCTAGATTTTCTGATATAGAAAAAAAAGAATAAAATGACACATGCATTCTTACTTATAGTTTATCTAGGAACAAAAATTGTAAGTCAAGATATGTATTTTAATGATATCAATCACTGTAAATATTTTGCAGAAAGACTCAATAATCAACCTCCAGTGCCTAATAACAGAGTTGGTGATGATGAACCGAAGTTCTTATCATACACCGCAGTATGTGCACCGAAGGTTGTTAAGCCTAATAATAAAATATATTAAGCAGCTTTATGCAGCAAGCGATAGCTTAGAATTCTATGAACTCTAGCACGATCACGTGCTTTACAAAACCTCTTCCACGAAAATGGTCTGTAAGTCATTAGTCACCCTCCCTAGTTAATGGTTAGGTGCGTTCCTTCAGCGATTGCCTACTTCCGCCCTTTCGGGTGAACGTTTAATGTATTACTATTTATACTAATTTGCTAATGGATTGTCTAATGCTCTTTGTATTTTTTTCATAAGTCTATCTTCTAACTCTTTAGTGTCACGACTTACTGATTCTCTTAAACTATCTCTCTTAGTTTCGAATCTACTCTCAGCATCAGTTATCATATTACGTACATCATCTACACTTTTACGAACCATGTCTTCAGTTCTATCTGCTTGTTGTTCAATGCGCAGTATGTCATCACGTAATCCACCTTTGATATCACGTGTATATTCTACAGTGTCTTCCATTTTGGATTCCATGATTTCCATACGTTTGTCATATGCATTGATTTTTGCTTCGTATTCTTCTTGTTGTTCTACAAATTCTATAGCCTGTTCTACTTTTTGATACATTAGAAAACCACCATACAATGCACCAAGAACACTACCAATAACTGCAAGAAGAGCAGATATTGACATAAAACTTACTTTAAAACCAAGGATACGAAACTCTTTATTTTTAAGGTTTTCTATACCCTCTTCCATATTTTCAAGTTCATCTCCTAAATTTTTAGCCATGTCCTCTCCAGATTATTTTGTTTTTTCTATCTTAACGTTATTGTTAAGTTTATTTTTAAGTTGTAATTCTCTTAACTTCTTAAGTTCTTGTTCTAATTTTAAAACTTCCAGTCTTTTCTTCTTTAATTCTAATTGATAGAGTGTGTTGCAATTAATACGTTCTTTTGGACCGTCAAGTGGTATCGTAATTCTTGCATACACACCAATATCCTTTGTGCTATTACCTACAGTGGTATTGTTATCAAAAGGACTTTGATAATTATCTATAAGTCCAGTTACACCAAACTCTAAGTTAGTACTACCGCCAATAGCGTTTTGACAATCTAAATCTCCTGCTTTAAACTTATCAGAAGAATAGTTGTTTTGACCATTAGGTAATTGAAGATTTAAAGAATTGCTGTTAGCGAATGCGGTGCTGGATAAAAGTGATAATATTAATAATAATTTTTTCATGCCTATTCATGTTTGAATCGAGAACATATTTTTGATGAAATACTAGATGACCTTAGATCTTCTGTTTTCATTTTTGACCTACTACATATATATTCGGCATTAAATTTATCAATCTCTCTAATATAAACATCTACTTCTACACGCTCTAGGTATTTTATATTTAAAATTGTATATTGCGAAACAAATGGAATAGGCCTCCAGTCTTTATCGAACACCCCTAACTCGTAATATTCAACATCACTTCTCTTATTGAAAATTTCCATACGGGTAACTAATAAGTCATCCATATAGGCATACTTCCACTTAGGATAAGTTGGTGTCATTTCATGTGCAAAAGTGCTGCATGAAAAAACAATCAACAAAAGTGATATGAAATATTTATACATTTATTTTGCTACGCATACAGCTTCTACTGTCGCTGAATAGTTACCGCCTGGAAATGCTTTATTTCCACCGTTAGTAGCAACAGAAGTAGATTTAAACCAAGTTGAGCCAGTGGCAGTTAAATCATATTGTGTTGTCTGGCCAAATGTAGTTTTATTTGTTTCATAACTTGCCATGTTAGTTGCATCACTCACACTACTTACTTCAGTCGATCCTGTCCAAGTTACTGTATCAGTAAGCGAAGGACTTGTATCAAATGATGTTGGTGTAGTAATTTGTGCATAATAAGCATCAGCTAATGTGACATCATATCTCACTATAGGTTGTACACCACCGTCTGATGATGAAGTTGTAAGTGTGTATGCATTTGGGTTACCGTACGTACCGGGTGTATCTGTCGTAATCACACAACGTGATTGTACAGTTCCACTGATTGGTACATCAACCGCATATGCTGATAATGTGAATAAACTCATAGCAATAATAATACTTGCTTTCTTGAGCATTTTTCTCTCCTATTTGTATTGTTGAGAAACCATTTTCTCATGCAATAATTGTTGAGCTAAACCGTTTCTTAATCCGGCTTTATTTTCTGGTAGTTTAGCGTCTACCAATACAATTGTTTCTTTATACTGTCCGCCTGGAATAGTTGCAGTAAGATATGTATTATTAATTTGATTTTGCATAATACTATTCATTTGTTCTATTACTTGAGTTTCTGCAAATAATGCTGCAGCATCTGCTACAGACATTAACTTTTCTAACCTATACTTACGCTTCTTTTCTTCTTCGGCTTCTTTCTCTTCCTCTTCCTTTTCACTTAATCTTTCTTCATTTTCTTCTATGGACACTTTTTCTTCATTACTTAGATTTACATATTCATCTTGTGTTGCGTCATATATTTCTAATTTTACTTCAGGTATCACTGGCACTGGTACTTTATAGCCAGGACAACTAGGACTAAATTGTGGATCATAGCAAGGATCAACTTTATAGCTGTAAATAACACTCGCATTATCTACAGTTCCTGTACCTTCTATTTCTATAGAACCATCTCCCCAAGCTTCTCTAGGAATATCACCTATTCCAATAACTTTACGTACTTCTATACCGCCTGGTGATGCTGACCAATCTTCTGTATCTCTAAAGATATAACCAGTTCCATTTGCATTTTTATTCTGCACATGAACTTTCATGTCATCTTCTGGATTTTTATTTGCAGTGTATCTATAAAACACACCGTTAATATCTAATCCTGGAGGTGCAGGTAATATGTCTTTCATGCTCCAGCTATATCCGCCTTGAGCAGCATTGCCGGTAGTGCCATAATAAGGTGCAATGTTATCAGAGTAACAATAGTAGGGATAAAATCCCACCAATACTCCAAGTAGCAGCTTTTTTAACATCTACTTGTTCTTCCTTACCATTCTTTTCATGTTTCTTTTTATCTTCATGTGATTCCCAACCAATCTTAGCCGCTTCTCCAATTTTACCTTCATAAGGACAAGGCGTACCTGCCATCATCATTGCATCAAATACTTTTTTGTCTTGACACATTACACTGACTGCAGCAACTTTCATACCCATATCGTATAGTGTCTTTGCATTCTTTAGACGTATACAGTTTTCTTCCGTAAATGTAGTGCCGGCACTTATACCGAGTATTTGTGTTTGTACCGCACCAGCTACACCAATAGTACATAAGTCACTATTATTTCCACTATTAAACTGTGGACTAATAGCACTTGGTGGTGGTGATTTTACAGTTGTGTTCATATTCCCTTCAGTTATTACTTTACTGTTCGTTGTGCTTTCAGTTACTATAGTTTCCGCGTTAGCTATACTAATTAAGAACACAGATAAGCCGTAAATAAATATTTTTTTAATCATACATTTTCTCCTCATAGGACATGTAATTATATATTTATTAACGATGTATCTGCTTACAATATTATTTATATGATGTCAAAAAATTGACACTACAATAACTTGACACAGTAATGCTGTCAAGTTTTTGACACTAGTCTGTGTCGTATTTGTATTCTTCGTCAGAATCTTTAGGTGGGATTTTTGTATCAATGTCGGCTATTTTATCAAATTCAGCAATATCATGAACATGTAATTGCATAATTGCATAATGTAATACTTTAAGTAAATCTTTACGAGCATCTTCTCTCGTACCTTTTTTACCATATCTTTGAGCGTATTTCATAATGTTACCGACACAGAAACCTGTGCCGTGACCGCCATCAACTATAAATTCTGTAGCTTGAAATTGTTCTCGAGAGTAATGACTATCATACGTTTTGTCTATATAATCTTTAATCTCGTCTACATAAAGGTCTTCATTAAATTTATAGCTTATATCACTCATGTTCTCCTCCAGGATCATTTTTATCTAATATAACTTTTTTACCATTTACCCACATGTGGCCTCTACTTCTACTTGGCGTATGATAAGTCCAGTTCATAGCTCTTGCTGTTGAAAATGTAGCAACTGTAACTACAATTGCTGATATAATAAACAAGTGTGCTATGGCTGTAAATCCAAATACCCACATGCTACCAAAATACATTGAAAACGCTATGCACCACATCCATGCTAATATTTGCATGACCATATGTCTTACTTGTAAATCTGGAATATTTTTTAATGGATTCATTTTGTAATTCATAACGCTGTTCCAAGAATCAAATATAAATTTTCTCATTTCTTTTCCTTTATCCTTTGTTTAGCGTTATTAATCCAGTCTATAACTGTTTGATTATTTTCATGTATTTGTCCAGGTTCTATTTTATGACCGTGGTGACTTACAATAAAATGAGCCAGCATTAAATTGACATCAAAATCTTTATCACCATATTCTATACTACTCATTTATCCTCCATTACTTTCATCATCTGTAATTCTTTACCGCCTATTTCTCTCAATTGGCATTTATAGTCATTAATAGCGTTATGAGCATCATACTTAGTTAGGCATTCTCGAGCTGTTATATCTTTCCATATAACTTTCTCACCTAATGGATAAGTTATTTCGTAAGTTCTTTTCTTTTTATCCCATGATTTAGGCGAACCGTCTGTCATATAAGTCACAGTCATTGTTTTTCCCATCTATAAAAAATATGTTTACCTATAGTAACAGTTTGTGTTTTACTTTCTGCCCAATCTGGATATACGTAATCAGCGTGATAATGAGTAGCACCTTTTGTAAAATCATAGGTTAAAAAAGAATCATATTGATAATATATTCTTTGAGCGATTCCACGTATTTGTTGGTAAAGTTCAGCATCTTGTGGCGGTATTTTGTCACTCTTACCGTCACAGTACCAACTGAACTGACATCTGTTTTTTAATGGATGCCATTTACCGTGTGTTTCTAACCACCATTTAGAATGCTGTGCTTGGTACACAACTTTGCATGCTGTATTTGGAAATCTTTCATCACCAACTCTATTCATTGTGACATGACCAACAGCAATCATACCTTTAAGAGATTGATTACGTGCCTCAAAATACATGTTTTTTGCTATGCATTCTGCTTCAGCAGCTATTGAAATATCTGCTTGAGCTGATACACTATAAGCTAATGCTGCTATTGTTATGAAGAACTTCTTAAACATAGTCACTCCAATACTCATTCCAGCAATTTCTAACAGTATCTTTTGCAATAGAGATGTCAAATGAATTTTTGAATCCAAGCTGATCAACAACAGTTTTTTCAGCAGATTGAACAGTTTCAGCCTGACCGATGATTTGCTCGAGATCTAAACCGAAAACTTGCTCTTCGATATCCATCATGTAATTTTTCATTTTAGCCATAATTTAAACTCCCTTTTTAATTTTATAGTACTATTATACATTAAAAATTAGGGAATGTACACCGTTTTTTTCACTTATTTGTATTTTTTTAGTTAACATATTAACTAAGCCATTTTAGCTTTCGTATCATATGTTATCACATCTACATTATTTTGAACTCTTACTTTGATGGCATCATGTGTGTGATGTAATACAAATTTAGTATTAGGAAATTCTTTAAACATATTTTCCCATACTGGTCGCCAATTATTTGCAAGTCTATTTGTGTTCATATTACCTCTATCTGAATTAAGATATAAATCAGAACAACTTCTAAGATTAAAATCAAATATAGAATCAAATCCATACATATGAATTTCGTCAGCTTTAACTTTATTTGCTGCATAATGAACTGCCATATGACCACAGTTAAAATCTGTATAGTTTGCAACGTACTTCGGTAGAACTGTGTAGAATTCTTTTACTTGATGTGCATGCTTAACATAGAATGTAGGTTGTTTATCCATCCAAATCTTAGGTCTCATACCTAATATCCAATCACCAGGAATTTTTAATGAACCTTCATGCAGTGCACGCATCATTTTAAAATCAACCATGATAGTTCCATAAACACCATTAACTGGCCAAGGTGGAATATTACAAGTAAGCTTCATTCCAACTCTTTTTTCTTTATGAAATAAACTGGCTTGATCGCCATTACCAACTATGTGTACTACTTTGCTCACATTTGCCTCCTAATAATGTACTTGCCTTTTTCTCCTGTCCAATGCATGATTTTTATGTTACCTTTATAACCATCTTCTAATTGTAATCTCATAACATTATATTCATTTGGTAGATCTTTTATATAGCTAATCTTTGTGATAGGACTCAACATTTCATCTAATATTTCTTGATCACCTATACCCTGTTGATGATTCTTTCTAACTGCACCGCACCACAGTGATAATATTATAGGTTTATCTATAAAACCTACAACGCCTGAGTTATGCCACTTATGACCTCTTCTTAAAGACCAAGGCTTATCTTCCACCATTGCTAACTTATCTGGCTCTAATAAATCAAATATACCATCAATATTATCTTTCACTTCGCAATCGAGGTCAAGCCATACTGTTTTCTTTGAAGGAGACTTCCACATTGATAATGGTTTTCTAAACCAACCGCGTTCTTCAACATTGCCTAGGTTCATAACTGCATGACAATTTTCACGTACAATTTTAAGGCCTAATTCGCTTAAACCAAAATCAGAAAATATTAATGGTTTTTTACAATGCTTTTTAAAGTTCTTAAAAAACCAAGGTAGCATCCATTCATGGCCACTATTACACCCTGTTAAGAAAGCTTCATCATATGATTTCATAAGTTTCACCATAATTATGTTTTGCGTAGCAACCTGCTTTTTGTTGTATTGTAGTAAAACTATCTCTTGCCTCTACTGGCCAAGGATAATATTCACCTAAAGTAAACTTACTTGAATGTATGTATATATCCGTTGGACCTGCACTAAATGCGCATTCATCTATCAATTGTTGTGCACCCTTTGGTGTTAATCTGTATGCGTGTGCACCAGGGAAATATGGTTTTGAAACTAATGATCCATAACCTATGTATGATGGCGTATTAAACTTACCGTATGATGGTTTACCTAAGTTTAATATATCAAACATCATCATTTGTGGTATGTCTCCAACCAGCACTGCGTCGTGCTCAAATATTACTATCGGTTCCTTCGATCTTACACACTTTTGCCATAAACTATGATGACTTAAAAATCCTGCAATACAATTTTCTGGCCTGCTGTATTTTTCATGAAATAATTTTTGTGGGTATTTAAGCTTTTTTAATTCTTCATACACATCACAATTTCGTGGAGTGTATGCTTTATGCTTTTTAATATTATAACCAAAAACTTTTCCACTTTTGATACATCTATCAGCAACTTGAACTGATCTCTCATTATCCATTATTGTTATTACATACATTTTCATAGTGTTGTTGTTGACCTCAATCCTTGTATCCTCGTATAGAAGTTACGCGTTACACCGAGTTTTGGCACAAGTTGATAACACATTAAAGCATCATTTGGCCACATACCATGTTCTTGTGTTAACTCGATCATTTGTTTAGCACCTTCTGGTTTAATAACATATGCTGAGTTTCCTGCTAAACCTTGAGGCACGTTGAATTCATCTATTCTAGGCACCGGTTGAAAAAACTCTTCTCTTTCTAAAATCATATCATGATATAGTTTTGATTTTCGAGTTGCCATTGATGGATCATTTATACCAATGATATCATACGGTGCTCTTTCGAAAGTACTGTCTGCTGGTAATTTTTTTATAAGTCTAGAATCATGTTCTAAAACTAATATTGTTTCATTGAGATGTTTACATTTATGCCAAAGATACCAATGGCTAAGAAAACATGACATACGTTTTCTTCTATCAGCAGTAGGATAAGCAGATTTAATTAATCCACTTTTTATATCTGTTTCTTTACCTTCCCACGGATATTTCCATATTAAACCATTTCCACCGCAATATCCTTCTACTTTATGAAGTTCTATTGCTTCATGCATTTCTAAACCATCTTTATGACCGTACTTATCATAGCTATCTTGGAGTTCAGAAAATCCAGCCATTGATGTCTTATTGCCTGGTACTACTATTGCGAATGCTTTCATTTGACTATCCTTACCTCGTCACCATCTTCTATATAATATTTTCCAATGCAGTATCTTGTTAAGTATTCATAACGAGAGTTTGCAAAATTATTAACGCTGTCTATTATTACATCAAACCTTGGTTTATTCCATACATTTTTCATAATTTCTTTTATACTTTTTTCGTCACTTGTATCACATCTAGACCAAAATATTCTTTTCTCTTTTAGGTAATCATATTTATTTGGTTCTCTTCTGTCAAATTCATCGATACAATATATGTTTGATCTTTCTAAAAATTTATGCCACACTGGTATGCTACTCTCGACTCCAACTTGTAATAGATTTATTGGTTTATGGCGATACTGAAATAATTCTTTTTCGTAAAAATTAGAGTACTGTTCTCTATTTGATTTATATCTTTTAAATAAAATATCAAGCACGAACAAATCTATCCAAAGCTGCACCACCATATACACAGTGATGATTATCATCTTTACTTAACACTTGGTACCAACCGTATTCTGCTGGCCAAAGTTTCTTTTCTTCATGTAGTTTATGAACGTTTTCAGTATCAAATATTTTTCTTGGATGTATAATTAAATTATCATTTAACCACCATGCCCAATCTCTACTCCAAGCTTGATCTGTTGTTTCAGTAATATAAACATGTTCAATATCTTGAAATTTATCTAAATAAATCCATCTACCGCCACGTATTGAAAATCCAACTGCACAGCTCGTTTCATTAGCCATATTTAAATAATTATTGAAATCTACTTTATCACTTACAATAGTATCATATCGAGTTCTTACAATCATGTCATACTCTTCAGGTAAATCGGCAACCTGATAAGCATGAGCTATAATCTGTTTTGTGGCGTTAAGAAGTTTACCTTGTCTGGATTGACCGGTTTTATTTACAAAATCTTTTTTGTAAGCATGATATTTTGGATGAGGATTGTCTGTTACGCATTCATGCCATGGGTTGTAATGCATTTGTGGCTCAGGATAATATTTGCAGTTATAACTTCTTGTCGTATCATCTTCATAAGCTTCCCACGTTGAATAAAAAATATCTGCATCTGGAAATGCTTTTTTTACCGAGCCAATATTTCTTTTATGTTTGTCTCTAATAAGACCTGATACACAAATAGCAATTTTCATTATAAACTCTCAATCTGTTCCCACCAAATACTATTTTTAAATTCGTTTAACTCTTCTGGTGTTCCCATACCAATCATTTCATCTATACGATGTATTCCAACATTTTCTTCTAAGTAATTATATGTAGGTGCTAAATAAAATTCATTATTTGTTCTATCATTTGCATCCATTTGTTTTTCATGTGCTTTAATCCATTTACTTTCATCACCAAAGTAATAAACACCAACTGTTGCAATATCGCTTATGATTTCTTTTTCTTTAAGTTGTAATAAATTACCATATTTATCGACCTCACAGTAACTGTGTTTTGGTTCGTTATGATTTGGTGTAAACACTGGTATTAAACCACCTGGATATAAATTAGTGTCTATTTTTTCATAAAACTCTTTAGGATCCCATCGCATTAATTGATCACAATTTGCAACTATCATAGGTTCACCGCCTAATACATTCGTAGCTAGCCTTACAGTACAAGCTGCACCTTCGGTTGTACCCGGTATGATTATAATATTAGCATCAGGATAATGTTCTAGAATACGTTTATCAATTTCATAATCATTAACATGGTCTTGTCTAACTATACAAGTCAATTCTGCATTATTCACCCATAAGTTTTCAATAACTCGTGCAAACATAGGTTTGCCTTTAATATCAATTAAAGGTTTTGGTAAATCATATCCAGCATCAAAAAATCTTTGACCGTTTCCAGCCATAGGTAATATTAATTTCATTTTGCAACTGCCTCACTCATTTCTTTTACTTTATGATATAATGTGTTGCCGGCTGTTCCATCGCCGGTGTGTAACCAACCACCAACTGATGCCATGAAATTATTGCCGATACGCTCTCTAATTTCTCTAGCAAGAACTGGATTCATACCACAACTTAATGATGGTATAACATCATATTCATTACATATTTCTATTGCTTTAAGAGTTTCTTCTTCACTCTCTCCTTCAGGATAGTAACCACCTAACATACCAACATGCATACTGTCGATACCTGCCATGCAACCTAATTTTACAAGAACTGGCCAAGATAAAGAATATTTGTTACTAGGGTCAGTAAGTATTCTTATTCCAGATCTTTGATAGTGCGTTGCTAAACTGTATTTTCTAGAAGAGGTATAAGCACCTAGTCCAGACCAAAAATTAATATGTACGCCACCAATGTTTCCTCTTGTACTGGAATCGTGCCATACTGTTTTAATATTGTCAACTAATTCAAAAGGATCTGCATTAATGCAATAAGCATAAAAACCTTTCCATCCTGATATACTCTTAAGATGTTCAATAGCATCAACTCTTTCTTCAAGAGGTAGATATGAATTATTTGCCATGATTTCATCTTCTTTAATAAAATCAGCACCACCGTACATCATATCTTTTACTAATGACAACAATTGTTCTTTATTAAGACCAGATTTTGGTTTAACAATTGCCCCAAACAATGGTCTATTTTCTGCTTCGAGCCTTTTTTTCCAACCGGACATACCTAAAACAGGTTCTAAAGTTTTAATAGGTATATCTATGTCTATTACTCTACATCTATCTACACCTAAAATATCAGTATGGCCACCCATAATAATACACATTAATTGATTTATATTTGGCCAATCAAACGCTCTTATCGGAAAATCAATCCTAACAATCTTTCCTTGAATGTCCTTAACTTCTGCAATATATTCTTTTACATTAGATGCATTTTCAATTTCTGATCTAATATTAGGATTTCCGATACTTTGGCCAATAGCTATCTCATGAGCTATCTTAGGAATATCGGGACCATCTACTTCGTAAGTGACTGTGTATTTTTTCATATTCTTATCTCGTATTGTGTTTGACCGTGTTTGAATATTTTTAATTCATGTTTATTTATGAACTCGTTAACTGCCTTTGTGACACCAGGTTTTTGCCATCTAGCATCAGGCCAACCGTAATCATCACCAAGTATTAATCCACCTCGTTTTACAACTTTTATAGCATTTTCTAAATCTTTAAGACATCCTTCATATGAATGATCTCCATCGACATATATCCAATCAAGTTCTACATCGCTATATTTTTCAAACCATTCATCAGAAGACATACGACATATTTCAACTTCTTCAAATGTTTTAAATCTGGATTTTACTTCTGCATACACTCTATCATAATATTTTGCAAAACCAGCTGGTGCTATTTCTCCAGTTACTTTAGCATATTTAGCAAGGTATTCTTGAAATGACATCTCACTATTTTCTTTGTATGGTTCTACGGAATATGAATCTACCATGTAAAATTTTTTTAAACCTTTTTTTTGGAATTGTGCTGAAGTGTTACCAAACCAAACTCCAATTTCTGCACCAACCGTATCAGGCTTTATTAGATGCATTATATTTTGAGAATCTTTATTTGTGTGAGTTGCCATCATGATAGTTATACCTTAAAATATTTACTTCCGTTATTAATTGCTCTTACTAAGTGATGAGATTTATATGAATCATCTGTATCATATATATGTATGTCCTCATACTTTTTATATAATTGTGCTACATGCATCATGCCTGAATCACTTCCAACATGAAATTTTGCGTTTTTTATGGCAAAACCAATATGAGGTAATGACGTCTTTAACAATCCTTTACCTTCTCCGCCAACATATAGTGGAATAACACCATACTTATCATGTATTTTCTTTCTTGCTTCTTGCGATAGTGTTCTTTTAGGATCTGTAGAATCCCATTGAACAGTGATGTATTCGTCAGGTAACCACGTATTGTTAATTATTGGTTCTAATTCAGGTAGCTGTTTTATGTACTGAGACATTTCAATACCAACACGTGTTTCATTAGGATGCATATGAATTGTATCTTCATAATGATATATGTATGCATTATGTCCTTTAGATTTTAAATATTTAATCCATTCGACTTCAGTTAAATTTTCAACTGGATGTGGTTCTAAATATAATGAATCACTAGGAAATAAAGCTAATATTTCTATCCAAGATTTTTTCTTTTTAGCAGAAGGTACGCCACCTGCAATACTCCATTTATCATCAGTGATATGAATTGTAACTGAAGAGTTGTGTGCTTTTCCGTATTGATATGCTATCATAGCACTGTGAACTCTATCACCTAGACCAGGTGTAGTGTAAGGTCTATCACCACTTCTTACGCTTTTTGATCTTAATGCTATATGTTTCAATGACTTTTCTTTTCTGTGAATGCACTACCAAAATAAACATCAATACGTTTTTTTGTTTCGTGTCTTAAATCATTAATTTGAGTAATTAGGAAAGCTGTATCAGCTTCTTCTTTACTATATCTTTCCACGCCTTTTCTTTTACGATCTTCTAAATCCCAAAGCTCTTCATTAATTGCTCTCATAATTCCTAAGTAATGATCGAATCCATCATGAGTAAGATCCTGACTTTCATACTGATTTAATTCTCTATCTACATCCAAGCCTTTTTCTTTTTTTATTAATAATATAGAGTATCTATCAATGTATTCAGCGATACTAATATCTATCGTAAAAGATTTAGCAGGTTCAAAATTAGGATCTTTCCAACTCATATCACTTTCTCCATTAATTGTTCAACGTTTTCACCACTATTTGGTAATTTGTCTTTAAGAAAGAAATGCACAAAATATGCTTCTCTAATTTTGTCATCAGGAATAGCAGTAAATAATGCATTGTATTTCCAGCTTAATTCTTTCTGAATCATGTTTTCTTTCTTCACCCAATAATTTAAAAGAGTTTGATCAGTACTCCATTTCCATGCACCTAAACCATCTACAAATTTCTTAAATTCAGGTCTTTCAATAAATTGCTTTCCAGTTTGGCCATTAAGATATTTTTTAATATTTCTATCTAATAACATTAAACCCATATTGTAAAAATGACCACCAGCATCATTCCATTTCCAATCAACATCTTTAAGATTACTGTATTGCATTCTTGTGTATCCAGAAAGTTTTTGTTTATACCAAGGCAAAATAGGAGCGGATCTTTCTACAACACCAGCAAAATCAGATACAGGAGTTAGTTCATCAAATATATTAGGTGATCCTGGCCTTATCCAAATATCTGCATCAATGATACAAATTTGATCGTATTTATCCCAGTAATCAAAAGCATTTTCTTTTTCATATATTGGTAGAAATCCACCGTATTTTTCATATGACTCTTTACTACGATTTGTAGCAAATACGTCTGGTTTAATCATCATTTTTGGAATTGTTTGGACTATATAGTCAACACGATTTTGAGGTTTTTCAGTTTTATTAATTTCTTCAGCATATAATTTAACAGAGGCTGTACAGTAATCATACAGCCTAGATTTTTTACCAGTGTAAACTTGATATATCAACCTTTTCATAACAAAATCCTTTTACTTTATTTTTTTGGTGCTGGTTTACTTGCTTTACCTTTTAATGCATCAGCGCCAAAGAATGCTGAAACTAAAACAGCAATGGATGCAAAATATGTTGGTGCAATATCAGCAATTAATCCTGCTGCTTCAGACAGTCCAAATGCAGAAGTTATAAAAATACCAATTGGATATAATAACAATCCAAATAGAGCAAACCATGCCATTTTTCTAATAGCATCTCTTTGTGCGTCTGCGTCTTCCATTTCTTTCCTTTTAAATTCTAAATACATCGCCTGTTCTTCTTCAGAAACAGTGCCATCACCATTAGTATCCGCGGGATGAAAGCCCGCTTGCTTCAATTCTTCTTCGCTCATTATAGAACTCCTTTATTTTCTTCGCTATGTTTAATGCATCATTAAATCCATCACGAAGTGAATTTGACCTGTGGCCATTTTCAATAAACCATTCTATAGTATTTATATCAGAACCAGATACTTCCATATTGTAACCTCTAGTGATCTCTTCGAATTCAAATCTTAATTGAAGTATGCGTGTTAATCCTATAGGCATATTAGTGTCCAAAAAGCTTTCGTTTTCTATATTCATCAATTGTATCCTCTAATAATTTAGTCCAGTTATCTCTATGTTCTACGAACACACACGGTTTTTCATGATCAACGTCCATAATAATAACTATGTTTGGTATTGACATGCCCGTTCTTTCTTCCCACATGATTGCATATGCTGCACCTTGTGCGAAATAGTTTGTGATTCTTTCTTTCTTCTTAATGTATTTAGAAGTTTTAAAATCAATTATTGAGGGTACTCCATTATACTCTGCGATGCAGTCGCACCGTCCTGCGAGTTTGAGGTGATGACTAAATAGTGGCACCTCGAGACCATATATTTTTCCAATATTGTTATCAAGTACAGGTTTGAGATTTGCGAGACTCTGCCTGATGTGTGGCAATTCTTGTGTTGTGTCTTCATTGCTTAAATACTTCTCTACAATACTATGGACTTTTGTTCCACGTCTCGATGCTTTTCCGCTGATTATATCAGCCTGTTCGACTCCAACTCTTTCACGCCATGCTCTTATAGCATCTTCAGACAGTATACTTAAAACTGTTGTGATACTAGGATAAGACTTGCCATCAGGAGTACTATAAGTTCTCCCAGTATCGGTAGTCGTAGCGATAAGATCTTCATAACCGATATCAATTTTTTCATGGTTAAATCTCTTTATCATATTTTAAATATTTTTCTTACCATTATTATATTTGAATATATCTTGAACCTGTTCTTTAGTAATGCAAAAGATTGCTTCTGGTTCTAAATCAAAGTTATATGCTGCACCAGCTTTCATAACTAAAGCTTGTTCATATTTTCTTACATACATTTCACAAATTTGTTTATTATCAAAATTTGGATGTTTAAATATGTATACTGGCCTGTCTGGTGATGCAGTATTCATTACTATAAAAGATATTACTATAAAAAAGTTCATATCTTCCTCCTACACTTTGATGGTATTACCTCTTCCAGAATTTTCTTTAATTCTTCGAAGATTGTCTTTCCATCCGTTATCTGTTTTTGATAGGAGGCTTCCATGCCCTGAAATTACGCCTGGAAATTTAAGAACCTTTATACAATTGTGTTCTTTAAGATAAACTTCTAACTCTTCTGAGCTACATTCAATATCGTATTCATCGCCTTCTTCTAAAGGCTTTACTGTATACTTAGGCACCTTGATATCCTTCCCACCACTCTGGTGCTGGTCTGCCCCAATCCCATTTGGCAAATGGTTTAGCTTTATGGTAATAGTTTCTGTACGCTTGTACTGCATCACCTTCGACTATACAGTCCGGATAAGCAGACATTGCTTGAGCAAATTCAGTAAGACCAGCTTCTGGTATATTTATAGGTGGTGCAGCGAGTACAACACCTAACTTTTCGAATGTAACGTGTTTTTTATTTCTACGAAATTCGAATTCTCTAGCAAGAGATACAAAGTGGTGATAATGCCAATTGTAGTTATCTTTACTTTCCATAGTCCATACAGTACATGGATGATGCTTGTGTACAGCTGCATAGTAAATATCATCTCTTATATCACCGAAGGCATAATATGTTTGAATAGTTTTACCGGATCTTGATTTACGTTTTTCTGGTTTACCGTCAAGCAAGCGGTGTGCAGTACATAGCATCTGAGCAGATTCGACAATCATTTTTGGTACATGCTTGTCGCACATCATCATTGCAGCTTTTTCGGGATCTTTGTCCAAAATAAAAATATTCATGTTTTCACCTTTCAAATAATATATTATACCATGTTTTTGACTGTTTGTAAATAGTTATTTTTTCAATTGATTTGAAATTTATTCTCCAAGACTTTCAGTAACTTAACTTTTTTTCTCACAAAATCTCTTTTCCTAGATATTTTTGCCATTCGATTAATTCTTCCTCTTTTTTTAATTTTTAATCCGTGAAGTTCGTAATCTTTTACAAGTTGTTGTAGTAACATCTTTATACCTTTCGTAAAAAGGTTGTAGATTAGTCCTGAAGTAATTTTGGAAAGGCCTCCTCTACAACTGGTCTAGAAATTCCTGGGATTTTCTTTTTGTTTATCATGTTGAGAACTAGCTTAGCATCTTCTGGATGCACACCTTCAAGTATTTCAATAAAAATATTTTCTCTCTTGAATTTTGGCATCTTATCGCCTGGTCCACCTTTTACAAAGTATTTAAACTTTCCATTTTGTTGTGTTAAGTTACTTGCGTGATTATGAGCTGCAGCTGCAGTGTATGGTGGTTCACCTTCAGGTAAATTCCAAGCTACGGTGGTATCCATAGATCCCCTTATAATATCTTTTAAAGCCCATGTTTCATTGTCTTTGAGAACACGAACTTTATCATTTTTACTTCTTTGCTTAGCCATTTCTTCTAAGACTTCAAATACATACTGTTTCATTAAATAAACTCCTGTGCACTTTTAATCAATTCATTACAACGATTCTTTACTAAGTAAGGAAAGACTTTACCTTTCTTACTATGTAATGAAGCTGGATCTTGATCTATAAAGTTATTTATAATCTGCTTTCTTAAATCTTCTGGTGTTTCAGTGAGATCAATTAATTTTTTATTTCGACAATAGTTACGATACCAAGATGCTGCATAAAGTAATTCACCTTCTTCTAAGTCTTGTATAATATTATCTACTTTCTTTTGAGACATCGGCTTTTGTCTAAAGCCTTCAACAAATACATTATCATCAGACAAGATGTTTGGTACACCATCACCTTTATCACCTTTAATGATATGTGTTTGAAGATACAATCTAGGATTTTCTTCTTTCAATTCTTTCTTAAGAAGTGGTGAAAACTGTCTTACATTTTTGTATCTTTGTAATTGTAGGAAGTCTCTATCAGAGGATACGATCATGATCTTTTCTGGATTAAAATCATTGTTTGAATCTGGATTCATACTCACAATCGTACCGATAACATCATCAGCTTCACAACCATCAATACGAATTACTTTATATGGAAAGTTTTCTGCAATTTCTTCTCTTACCATATTTAGTATTCTAAAAGCTTCATTCCAATCAAAGGTGGATTCGTCTCTACCTTTTTTCCTATTAGCTTTGTATTGAGGGAAAGCTTTTCTGCGCCAGTTGTTTGACGCATCAACAGCAAGGACTAATTCGCCATACTCATCTTTGTATCTTGTACGATACATTCTAAGGGAGTTGAGAATCATATGACGAATTAGTCGTTCATCAAACGTTTTATTAATTATAATACTCGCTAAAGCGATACCGCTGTAATCAACAATAATCATTAAGAATACCTCCTATAAATGTAGACATCCCAGAGTGTAGCATTCTTAATGCCTCCTATAGGATCACCAAACCAAGTAAAACCTTTGGTTGGTTTTCTACCTTTCTTTTCAACTCTGAATTTTATTTTAGATGAATTACATGCTCTTGCAACGGATTTAACCATTTCATATTCTAACATGTCTTGTGGATTCTTTGGATCAAATCTTCCAACCCATGAGGAAGATCTGTTGTGTTGACCTATATGTATACCCATTTATAACTCCCTTTAAATTAATATAGTATTATTATACACCAGTTTTAAAGGAATGTACACCGTTATTTTCACTTTTTTTGTATTTTTTTCCATAAAATATGTAATATAAAAAACCAACAGCCATTTATTATCGGTTCTATAAGAGCTACGGTACCAGCTTCCCATAAACTGGCACCTGTCATAAAATATACAACATTCATGGCTATAATAATATGACCAGCTGTATAGATTAAAGCAAGTAATAAACTATCCATTTTTAAAAATTGTCTTATAAATGGTTCTCTTGTTTTTTGTTTCATGGCCTGCCAATCGGGTTCTTGTCTAAGCTTCCATAACATCCAATCATAGTATCTTTGTGGTTCAGGATCAGGTAGTTCGATATGTCTACCTGTTCCTGTCATATCTTGTGTATTTTTATTCATTCACAAACCCTTTCACCATTGGAAAGATTTTTGCTATTGCTTCAGCACAAGCTCTTGCAACTTCACTGCATTCTTTTTGAGTACCATTACCTGATCTTAATTCAATAAAATGAATCCAGCTTCTTATTGTTCCATTCATATAAATCCTTGATGTAGTTAAACCTTCAGGTAATACTGCTCTTGCAACTTCTTTGGCTATTCCTTTTTTGATTGCGGCTTCATAGACTTGTTTGCATAACCATATGACTCTTTTTTGTTCTCTTTCCCAATCGAGTTGGAAAGCTTCGTCATCAACTTCGATACTACTTTGTCTATTCTTATCGTCTTGCATTCTCGCTTCTCTTGTAACAAATTGTAACTCCTTTACTGGGTTTGCATATCTTTGACTAAACTCTTGAAAACTAAAACTACGGTGTCTAAGTATTTGTCTGGCTATATCTCTAGTAGTATTAATTTCAATACAAGCACTTGCCATTTCAAACGGAGACCAATGTTGATGCTTAATAAGATATTTTAAAAGCTTTTCATTAGTTTCAGTATTTAGTTGGCCTGATGGATTAGAAACTCTTGCACAAAAAGCAATTAAGTCTTGCACATCAAGTGGTCCATATTCGTTACTATCATAACTTTTAAATTCAGATGATTTGCTGTAACTAACTAGTTTTGCTATCATTTTGCCGCTCCAGTTGTTCTAATAAACTTATATATTCTCTTATTGCCATTAAACATTTTGGTACATCACTTCTATAATTTATCCAAAATTGTCTAAACTCTTTTTCGTGTGTTTTACCATCTGCTTGCATCAAGTTTTCAGATAGTTCTTTTTCTAACTCATTTAATTTTTTTATATCATAAAACATTATAATTTAAAATCCTTAAATCGTTGACCAGTTGGAGTTTTATCAAACACTGGTGTATCGTCTGTTAATGTTTGTTGATTTTCTTCTACATCATATAATCGCATTTTACTACGATCAACACCAACTACAAATCTTTTATGTTGTGTTGGATCGTTGTATCTGTTCTTTAATTGTTTGACCATAAACTGACCTTGCTTTTCAAGTTCTTCAGTTGATATAAGAGCAAACATTAAGTCCGCAGTAGCGGGTAATCCAAAAGATTCACTTGTATCTTCAAGCCCAACATCCGAGTTAGAATAACCAGAACGAGTCGTTTGCGTTGCAGAGAAGATCGGTAAGTCAAATTCGACTGCAAGACCACGTAATTCTTCAGCAATTGCTTTAATGTAAGAGTATGAATTGATTGCACCGCCCATTCCTTTCATTCTTGAACTTGCACATATATTTAAATAATCTATGAATATTAAATCGGGTTCAAATTGTCTTTTAAGTTTTAGTTCATTAAGTAAAGCTCTGAAATGACCTGAATGTGCTGAACCAGTTGGATACTCTTTAATAATTAATTTACCAGTTGTCTTACGAGAAATATCTTTTACCTTTGTAGTAAACATGTCTTTTGACATCTTATCAAGTTGATCTATAGGAACGTTTAGTAAATTAGCATCTATTCTTTCAGCAATTCTTTCTTCAGCCATTTCCATTGTAATGTATAAAACATTGAAACCTTGCACTAAGGCAGAGGAGGCAACATGACACATGAATAAAGATTTACCAACACCTGTACCAGCAAGAGCAATATTAAGAGTCTTACGTGGAACACCGCCTTTTGTGATTGTGTTAAAGTATTCTAAATCAAAAGGCAATCTATCTTCTTCTGTGTGATAAAATTCATATCTGTCTTCAGCATTTTCTACATAATCGTGACCTACTTTTAAATCAAAGCCAACGCCTAATGCTTTAGTTAATAAATCAGGTAAAGCGCCTTTAGTTAATTGTTCGTGCTTTCCGTCAATAATTGATATTGATTCCATAATTGCAAGATATATTGCACGATCTTGACACCACTTTTCAGTAGTATCAATTAACCACTTATCATCTACCTTTTCACCAGCAAATAATTGCGGCACAATATCCATAGCCAAATTATATTGTTCATCATTTAATTTATCGGCGTTATCGAGTTCTATCTTAAAAGCTTCAGCATTTGGTAGCTTATTATATTTTGCTACAAACTTACCAGCTTCACGAAATAGTATTCGATATATGCCTTCAAAGTAATCTGGTTTAATGAAAGGTAATACTTTACGCATATATTCTTCATCGGTTAAAAGATTACGTAATATAGTTTGTTCTAAATTAGTTGGCATAGGCAGCTTTTCTTAATCCTTCATCTATTTCTTTTTGTACTTCTTCTGCTCTACTTTCTAAGTAGCTTATTGATGTATGAATGTGACCGGTATCTTCTGGTCTTAATTTTCCTTTTGCAATTGCAATTTCATCCATGATCAACATTAGTCTTTGTGTTGGGCTAATCTGCATCTTTTACCTCTCTTGTTATAACTTCACCATCACGAATACCTTGAGCCATAATTTGTTCAAGCATCATTCCAGCAAAATCTTGTAATTCTAAATTAGATACATTGAGTTCTGTATCTGGTGTGGATACAATATCAAAATTAAATGACATGTTTTTTTCTTTACCATTAAATTTTACAACACCGTATCTTAATACTGTTTCTGTGAACATACCTGATAAGATCCTTACGTTCCAAGCTTGATCGTCTCCTTTATCAGGTATTATTTCATAATGAACATTTTCTTTTAAGACCATTAATGTTCGTCCAGCTTAGCTAAATTAACAGAGTTTAGTATCGAATACTTGTTAATTAAGTATTGCTTGAAATCTGTTTCTTCAATTATTGGTTTCCAAAACTTTTCATTCAAGGTGTCTTTTTCTCGAACTTTTGGTTCCACCAATTCTCCAGTTGATTTATCAACTCGGCAGTACCAACCAGCGCTGGGCTTACTAACATAATTACCAGACAAAGCAACATCGAGCATGCCAGACCAATGCTCAACACCACCGTCCCAACTAACAGAAATAGGAATTTTAGACTTTTCTTTAACATATCTTGATTTCTCCACATTGATTACAAAGTGATAGCCTTTTATTTCTGTTCCTTGTTTGTCTTGCTGACGGCCAAGAATCCAGATGTTATCAGCACTATAGTAAATGCCAGTACCACCAGAAACTACAGCTTTTGGAAATAATCCAATCTCTTGGTAAGTATGGTTAACTGCAATCAAAGGTATATTCTTCATATTCAGATAAGGTGTTGTCATTCTGAATAAACCTTTTAGTGCTTTTGCTCTAGACATATCTGCCACTGATTTTTCATTTATTGCATCTTCTAATTCTTTTTTAGAAGCAAGGTTACCAACTGAATCAATTACTATAATAACCTTATCATCTCTTTCTAAACCTTCGAGTTGTGATATGATATCAAACTTAAGTTCTTCAACATTAGTGATAGGAGTATGTAATACTCTATTAGTATCAATGCCAAAGTTTTCAAAATAAGATTGAGGTGAACCAAATTCTGAATCATAAAACAATAACACAGCATCTTCATATTTTTTCAAATAAGCACTTGCCATTATTAATGCAAATGAAGTTTTAAAATGTTTTGAAGGACCAGCCAATACTGTAAGTCCAGGCGCCAATCCACCATCCATTGAACCAGACAATGCTACGTTTATCATTGGTACATCTGTTGACACCATATCTTTTTCGTTAAAGAATTTGGAATCAGATAGTATTGAAGTAAAATCACTTTTACTATTCTTTTTTAATTTATCCATTATTGACATATATTTCTCCTACAAATAATATAATTATTATACCATAAAAGCATCTAATTGTAAAGGTTTATTTTCACTAACTATTGACTGCTTTCGATTATCTTGTACCATAAAGTCTTGATCCCATAACTGGTTATTCAATCTACCATCACAAAATTTTAAAACGTGTTCCGCCATATCACTTGCTGTTGTGACTGGTACATTCTGACATATATGATTTAAATTTTTAAGACCACCTTGTAAAATAAAATCTTCAGGTAATCCCATAATACTTAAACATTCTCTTATTGTTAAAAATCTATCTTCATCTGGATGTGTAAGCTTTGTAGGTGCACTGCCTACAAAAGCACCAATATAATTCTTTGGTACATATACGCCTCTTCTCATAATGTTTCCACCAGATGCTAATTTTTCATGCATGACTTTGCAACGCTGTGCTTGTTTTTCATAACCATGAGCCGACATCCAATTTGTTACACGGTCATACGAATGTTCGTTATCTTCTATGTAATGTAAAACATCATAACTTTTTTCAATTTTGTTTTGGAACTCTTTATGCGTTATACCACCATGCATTTCTTCTAAGACATATCGATAGTATGGGTCTCGTGAAGGAACATTGGTGTTAGTAAGGACATTCATCGGATCATCTGATCTGCGTTTCACGGAACGTATCGTATCCTCAATTTTTTCATGTTCCCTTTTTATATATTCAAACTGAGGTACTTTATCGCCTTTCCAGAAAAAATAAAATGATCTGTCTCTTACTTGTCCGAGTCCATGTAGGAGAGACTTCGTTTTATATAAGCTGAAAGTGTATCCAAACTCTCTTCCAATCGCTCTGAGATTTTCGACAATTGGTTCGCCCATTTTTGAAGCGAGTCTTGGTGCATTTTCACCCCAGAATACTTGAGGTTTGAGTGTACCCAAGACATAATTAGCAGAGGTAAGCATCCAATCGTTAGCAGCAGCATCAGAAGATGCTGAAGTATTGAGACTAGACAAACCAGCACAAGGGCACACGGTATTAACAACATCGACAGAAGGTAAGTCATAACTCCTATCGTTTCCCAAAAGATAGTAGGGAACTTCTCTTTTGTAATACTCCACCAAGTGAGTATCGTTTGCTTTGAAATCTTCATAACTTAATATATACTCCGGTCTTTTTTTAAATACGCGTTCCATGGCGATGGTTTCACCGCCTATTAATGGAACTATACTTGCATAATTCATTGGCCTGCCATTTGAATTGTTTTTTGTACGATGTAATCTCGTACGTCTACTTTTGGTTCCCAACCTAATTCTCTCATTGCAGATATATCAGCAGTATTATTTTGTGCTTCACATGTATCACCATCAGTAACTTCAATGCCTTGCCATCCGGCTAATACACCGAGATCTTCAACTACGTTACCTTTTCCAGTGCCTATATCATAGGCCGGCTTCAACGATCTTATGTCTTTGCTCATAAGTAAAACGATAGCATCTACAACATCACTTACATGTACAAAGTCTCGAGTATGTCTGGTAAGATACTTAATAGTGCCGTTTACTAATTTTCCAATTAACATAGAATCCCTTGCACCATCACCGTAAACAGTAGTAAATCTTAATCCTACCTGACCAAACTTTGCAGTTTCTTCATTTACTTTCTTACTAATACCGTAAGGCGATAACCACCAATTATGAATACAAGAAGATGATGCATAAAGTAATGGTATATTATTATGATGACATATATTTTGTATTCTTGTAGTATTTTCTACATTGTTGACCCAATATTTTTGTGGATCTTTTAAACTCGCTCTCACATCGGCATAAGCTGCAAGATGAATGCAATAATTAATATCACCTGGTTCAAAATCTTTTATACATTTCGAAAGTTCTTTAAGATCCCATTCAACTATTTCGTGACCATCTTTTTCAAGTCTTGTTTTGAGGTGACTTCCAATAAAACCTCTTGATCCTGTAATTGCTATTTTCATACGAAAAATTCCTCCAAACTTGTTTCAATAACATTGTACTTTTCATTATAATTTAATGTATTATCTATGATGTCATCATACACAGCTTTAGCATCACAGTGTTCTTTCCAAAACTCAAACATCATATTTCTCCATTCATCTCTTTTAACATTATCTTTAGCTAATAAGAGCATACTGTTTGCAACTTCTGCAGCATTAGTTGCATCCACTGCAAGTGTACCAGTATTTATGCACTGACTTATTGGCTTCCCTTGCTTTTTATGAATAACGTGATCACAAAAGTGTTTATGAAAAACTGGAATAACTCCGGCGGCAAAACAATCAGTGTGACAATATTCGACATTGTTGCCATATATATCATCTTTAAAATACATGAGATCAGAGCCAAATCCACCGACACTCATACGCTCCATCATTTCAGAATGAGTGTATGCTCCATATAAGTATGCACCTTGTCCAGAAGTTTCACTACCATAGTCAGGATGTTTACCTGTGTTGTCAATACCTTTTTCAGGCCTGAAATAATTTATCACTTCTCTTCTGTCTTTCATTTGTTTTGGATCTTTATAAAGAACTGCAGGATAATTAATTGAAGCTTCTAAACCTTCTAATATAGTTTTAAATCCAAGTTCTTTAAGATGATCATTATGGAAATCAATCATAACATCTGGACCTTTCCACATTGCTGTACGACCAACCCATCTTACAAGATAAGGATCTTGTTGTTCAATAGGTTTCCAGTAGTCTTTATTAAAATTAAATCCTATACCCATATTTGTGAGTGGTGTTTTAATCTTGTTCTTTTTAACCCATTTACCAAAAGGATTTTCAATATAATGACACATAAGAACATTCATCTTAGAACAAATATCTACTAGTCCGGCATTCCTGTTGATTGAATGTATTTTATGATCAACTTGAACTAATGATTTACGTACTTTAATTTCGTCCATCATCTTTATAAAATTGCTAATGCAATCTTCTGGATGAGATTTAGATGGAACACTCCAAACAATACACATATCAAGTTGATTAATTCTTTCAATGACCTGTGTACATGTTAATAAATCTGGAAATTTCTTTGTTGGTTTACTTATCTGATCCCAATCCGCACCTCTAAAGTAATTTACTTTAAAATCCATTGAATTCATTCTTTGCCACAATTTATCGATTGTAGCATATACTTCTACGCCAGGGAAAAGCCTTTGAAACTCAACTACGTTTTTAGTTAAGCCTACACCTTCTACACCTCTACCTAATAATACACCTATCTTCATTTCAAATACTCCTTCAATTGATTTATAACCATGGGTTCATACGATTTATCATTAAACTTTCTATTACGTGGCGAGGGATGTGGAGCAGGAAAGTGCTTTATACCTCTTTTAGTGAAATATTGTGATACAAAACCGCCTAATGTTATAATTTTATTATAATTTTTAGTGATTTTATAAACATATGTTTCATCTATATCAGTTATTTTCAACAACTCCTTGTGGTGTGCATAGATGTTGCTGAAGCTGTATAGATCTACCTCACATGCATCGAGCCAACGGTTTAATCTATTTAATGTTGGTGATCCATTCTTACGTTTATTTATGGGTGTTTTACCCGGACTATGACCAATAACTAAAACTTTATCCAATCCCATAATATATTCGCCTCCTCAAACATTTCTTTAGTCATACGGCATGAAAGCTTCCAATGTTCAGGAACTTCATGTATAGGTGATACGACTCTTTTCACACCTACTTGTATTAACCCTTTTGCACAATCATGACATATTGGTAAACCATAAGTGTATATGGTTGATCCTTCTAGAGATACACCATTTTGTGCTGCATTATATATAGCATTCATTTCTGAATGTACGACGTATTTATATTTAGTTTCTCTATCATTATATCTTTCATCATCTTTAATGCCTCGAGGAAAACCATTGTAACCTTGAGCTATAACTGTTCTATTCCTGACAGCAATAGTTCCAACCTTTCGAGATGGATCTTTTGACCAACTCGAAACAAGTTGAGCCATTTCTAAAAATCTTTTATCCCATTTATTTGACAAGATGAAAGTGCCTTTCATAGACATGCAAGTTTTGTACTTGCCATATAATATCGCCAGGTTTTATTTCTTCATAAGAATCAGTTTTACAACTGTTGTAATCATGTACTAGTTCTTCTAAAACATGAAGCTGCCAAGCATAGTCATTTTTGTATCCGAACACGACATCGTTTGAACGCATTTGTACGACTGCGTGTAGTTCATCATCGCGAATGTAATAAGTAACGGCATTAGTACATATAAAATCATTTTTACCATCTTCTTCATACTCCACCCATATTGATGGTCTTTGGTATATCATAGAAGCTCGACGGCTATCTTTGTT